ATCAATGGAATTGCCACCCATTCCCTCATCAGAGTTGGTGGTCAATCTCTTTAATCTTCTTTTTAATAAACCATTGTCGATGACTAGAGCTTCAAATACTTTCTCAAGCATTCCTTCTAAACATTGTTCATAGGTAGGCGAACTATCGTGTAGTATATCCTCATCTAAATCTTCACAAATGTATTCTAGTGGTTTGTATCTTGCGTCACTTTTTATTCTATATACTTTTATAGAACCATCTTTATTACACTCCTCATAACCATCTTCATCAACTTTATAAAAAGTTATGTCGTGTAAACAAACTTGATATTCTTTACTCATTTTAAGTTCTCCCTTCCTCTTGTTATTTCATAATCTGAACTCCCTAACTCATTTCCGTGATAAGTTACAAGTGCAAAACTTCCATCGTCTAATGGTATTTTAGATGTTACATCATCATATTGATTATAAACTCCATCAGAAAGTGTTGACTGTGTTTCATTTGTCACAAAAAGTATTTCGTCTTCATCAAGTTTCCTATCACACTCAATAGTGTATCTATCAGTACTTCTTGACCAATCTTCAAATCCATATTCATACTTCATACTTCCCCCTTGTTCCATAAATTTTTGTAAGAGAACAAAAAATTTTGTTGCTTATCTGTAAGAGATATTTTTGTATCACACAGTAAATCGTCTGGATCATACTGTGGCAGATTATTCTGTGTACAAAAGTTTTGCAAAATATTGGACATTTGTTTTATGAAACTATCTGTTTCAACTATTTTCAATTCGTCCACCGACTCTGGATAAAATTTTCGTAATACTGTCATCAAATGCACAAAACTATCGGTGTGATGTTCAAAATGTTTATCGCTTTCTACTACATCATAAACTATTAAATCTTTATCCGTTATAGTTACACTATCTTTTCTCATTGATAATGAATAAATTTTTGAACCTAAATTTTTTTGCTCTTTATTTTTTTTAGTAGGGTCTTGTAAATACCATAACTGCATTTCATAATCTTCTTGATTGTCTATATAGTTGTAACCGATACTAGTAGTTACGACATCATCGCCGTAACTACTGTTAGTCCATCTATCAAAATATTTCTTTTTTAAATATTCACTAATCATTTTTATTCTCCTCTAAATTTACAATGTTTAAATGACCACCACCATTGCCCTCTGGATCACGCATAACTTCTACTTGATATTCTTTTCCTCTATACTTTGTTATTAAAATGGGAAAAGGTTCGATATCATTATAGGTTGCATCAAAAAATATTTCTGTAATTGTGTGACCTAATAATTGACTATAGTGTTCATTGTAATACTTTTTACTTTTATCACTTACTTTATGATCATTACTTTCATTCCATATAATATTACTCATTATATATCCTCCAATGTTAATGTGTGTTTATAATAGTTTAATAAAAATTTTTTTATGGTTTCAAAACGATTAGTAGATAACCAAAGCATTTTATACCCTTCATTATCTCTACTCGTTTCCCAAGTCATAAACCCATAAGTTAAACTTTCTTCTTTTGAAAATTCTTTTATAGGGTTTCGTATCGCTAAAGAATATTTATGTATCGTTCCTTCTGCTAAATCTTCTTGACGACTTTTTTCTTCTTCCTTGTCCATAAACCATAATTGTATTTCTGGATCGCTTAAATACTCATCATAATTGTAGGCAATACTAGTAGTAATTTCATCATTCCCATAAGAGGAATTTTTCCACTTACTAAATAGTTCTTCTTTGTATAAATTCATAGTAACTCCTAGTTAAATTAATAATACATATATACTGCCAGATTAATCCATATTTATCAAGTATATTCGAAACACTTTATATATATACTGCTCAAATATATTTTAGTGTTGTAAAATCAAAAAATGGACGAAAAAAAGTGTAAAAGTGTAACGAACTAAAATAATATAGTTAAAAAGACCAGAAATACAGTACTTACAGAGAATATAACTCGTTACACTACTCGTTACACTTGCTATGTTTTCGTTGCACAAAAAGTGTAACGAACTAGACATTCTGACCGATTGCAATTTCCTATTTTTAAAAAACTATTTTCTTTTTTTGATTCGCCTAGTATATATAGGAGTATGACTAGTAAAAATAAGATTGAAAAAATAGAAGAAGATTTTGGTCGTAAACTTACTAACAGACAAAAAGAGTTTGCTAAATACTTTGTAGAAGGAATTTATAGTAATGCAGAGTGTGTTCGCAAGGCAGGATATTCTGATAAGAATGGTATTGCTAGAATACAAGCAAACAAATTGTTAAATCCTAAAATGTTTCCTCACATTACTGAATACATAAATGAACTTCGTGAAGAGAGAGAAAAAAAATATGGTGTTACTTTAATTGGACAATTAAAAAGATTTAAAGAATTAGGAGAAAGAGCAGAAGAGGAAGGTCAATATACTGCAAGTATTAATGCAGAGAAAATTAGAAGCTCCCTAGGTGGATTGACTATCGATAGAAGAGAAACAAATCACTATCACGCAATCGATGGAATGAGCAGAGAAGAAATTGAAAACAGATTACAAGAATTAAGAAGTAAACACCCACAAGCATTTATAGATGCAGAGGTAATAGATGACGCAAAAACCAGAAGGTCTTCTGTGGAACAGAGTAAGAAAAAATCTACCAAGCAGTTGGCACATAACAAGAATTGAAAATCGTTTAGGTGGTGGCATTCCCGATGTGCATATCTGTGCAGATCATTTGCCGTTTTGGATAGAACTAAAAGTAACAAAAACTAACAGAGTTTCTATATCTGCTCAACAAATTGCTTGGAATTATGGGTATTTTAAATCGGGGGGTGTAAGTTTTTACTTGGTCAACCCCCTCTCGACCTCGCACCTATATTTATTTTCGGGGCAATATGGTCGGGAGTTAGCGACCAAAGGACTCGGGTCGGTGGACATCGGGTCGGGGTCGGGGATACCTTGTTTATATTTCGGGGACAATTTTTCGGGGTTAATAGATTCAATGATAGAATATACATCAAATTGGGTCGGGATTTTTAATCCAATATTCGGGGTCGGTGGTCGGGATAATGATTTAGTAAAAAACCCAGACTAAATTATAAGATTAGGAGTCAAAGAAAATTTAATCTGGGTTGAGTCCAGGAGCTTCAACTCCTGGAATTAGTGAGTCGGACTCCTTAATGTTTAAGGAATCCGACTATTGTTTTTCTAGTGTTAACTGAGCAAAGTTTGCATTGCTTACAAGTGAGTCCTTTGGTCTGACTCAAACACATCGCAACGGGTCGCCCATCTGGAGTCGCCGTTGTGTGTTCGTCAACTACCACGGCAACGGGGAGTCCGTGTTGTGCTAGTTCGTCTGCGTGTTCTAAATTGTTAGCACTCAAATTAATTGTGAATCCGTTCTCGTTTGCTTTCTTTATAAGCTCTATATTCTTTTTATATTTATGCTTATGCGTAAAGCATATGACTCGGCGTCCATTGTTTGCTTTTACTAACTGATCTAATTTTTTTTCATCAATGGACTCGTTGTCGTCGCCGTCGTTGGGTAGATCGCCTATTTGATTATGACGCCATATATCCACAGACTCGGGAAAGTTTGTAATTTCTTTTATAGTATTATCCCAACTATTGGAAAAATTTTTTTTCCATCGCTTATTAAATCCCGTTTCAGTTTCGCCCCATACTATAGAAGTATGATATTTTTCGCCGTAGCAATCGCCGTTTTTTAATGGGCAAGAGTCTGGGCAACTTTTTCGCTCGGTTGTCGTGGTCGGCATTTTACCGAGCTTCTTATTTTTACTGTTTAAAGTTATTCTTATTTTCATAATGACTCCTATCATTGTTAAAATAACATTGTACCATAAAATCCCATATTTACAAAATTATTTTTAATCGGGTCGGGGTCGGGGTCGGGTCGGAATTATTTCGGGTCGGGGTTTGGGGTTTAGTTTAATATAATAAAGTAAATATAATATAAATGAATAGATAATAAAAAAATAACATTGTTGCCGCTAAAATAAAAAAAGCCCCAGAATTGATTCCTGGGGCTTAGTAATTGAAAAAATTTAAACGTTTGTTTCTTGAAATTTTTTAAGATCTACTCTTAAACTTTCTAACATAGAGAGTAGATCGTACTCCATATCGTGTAAGTCATCTTTAATAGTTTCTGCCATATCCTCTAAGTAATATAATTCATTATTGTCAATTTTGCTTTCTCTTGATTCTACTAACGAGTCGCCTAAATTGTCTATTGCATTAGCAACATTGCCGTTTGCTTTTTCCAGGCAATCAATAGCAATACTTACATATTTGATAATTTGTTTTTTATGATTAATTTTTTTATCTAAATTATTTTCTACTTCTAACATAATGACTCCTTTTTTATTGTTGTACATAATGGTATTTTATAGTAAAATATATTTTTAATCAACTAAAAAGGAGTCATTATGAAATTGTTAACAAAAGAAATAGAAGAAAGATTAATTAAAAACTTTAGAGCAAATGAGAAAGACGGCGAACTAGATTTCAAAGTCGTTTGCAAACTTTTCAACCCGTCTGGAATTGGCACTTGGTATTTAACCGAATTAGACCCCGATACGAATATTGCTTACGGTCTTTGTTGTTTACACGAGTCAGAATATGGCACAGTATCAATAGACGAATTAAGGGAGCTTAAACTTCCACCATTCGGATTAGGAATAGAAAGAGATAAATTCTTTCCTATAAATAAATACACTATTGATTATTGTAAACAGTTAGAGCAATAAAAATGGAATTAGTTTTTATTGATACACCGAGTCACGGATACTTAAAAGTATCCGTGAGTCAATTGAGCGACTTAGGATTATCTAATAAAGATTTTTCTAAGTATTCTTTTAAATGGAAAAACTATTTATTGCTTGAAGAAGATTGCGACGCACCGAGTCTTATAAAATGGATTCGTGCAAAGCATATTTCTTATAAGATTATTGAGACTCACGTTGACGACTTAAACGATCATTTTAGATTGCGAGTCTATAATAATTAAATAAAAAAATTTCTATCTTTCTATGAACCCGACGCTTGGCGTCGGGTTTTTTTTCGGGTCGGGATAATCGGGTCGGGTTCGGGTCTTTATTATCAATGATAATAAAAAGACTATTTAATAATAATGTAATAATAACTATTGGAAAAATTTTTCCAATAGTTTCAATTTATCTCTTAAATTTATGATTGCGCCAGGCGTAACTATCTATTAATTATTATGGTAAATAATGGAATTAAATA